TGTAACCTCTGGTTATTTGAGGAATAAGAGTGCCTCGATATCTATTGAATGTTCGAGACCACCATCTGTCAAGGGTTGGATACTGTTCCATGCCGCTTAGGTTGGCGTAGAACATCCCGAGTTTAGGACCAAAAATTGAAGCCGCCAAAGGAACTTTGAAAGAAGCCGGCCACTTTGTGTCAAGTTTCTCAAGCCCCTGTGCTTTTCTCTGCTGATTTAATTCAGATATTGATTCAATGGTCAAGAGTTCTTTTTTAATGGCTTGAACATCTCCATTGTATTTGTCAAGCAAATCCTGGATGTTCCTGAAGTTGACCATATAAGATTCCGCACGTTGGGCCTTAGCTGTAGTTGGCATCTTGCCGGTCTCTTTGTAATTCTTATATGCCAAACTAGCTTGCTGGAAATTTTGCATTACCTCAGTTCCATCTGAAGTTATAGCAACCAACATTGTAAAGAGATCTCTTGCGTTTTGATCATCTTTCATTTCTGGGAAAATAGCAGCCATTGCATCAAGTCCTTTTTGGAACTTTTCACCATACCAACCTTTTCCGCTATTTTCACCAAATGCTTCTACAAAGAATCTAACTTCATCGGCCATGAAAGACGATATCGCTTTTAAAGCCTTTTCAGATCTATCTTCTCTGGATATGATTCCATATAACTCTCTTGATCTTTTTTCAAGAGCTTCCCCAATTTTTCTAGTAGTATTGACACCCTTTTTCAGTCCATACTTAACAAGGCTTTCCTTGCCTTTGGCGATGCTAACCGCTCTTTTTTGAGCGCCAACTTTATTCTGGAACTCACCCACATTTTCCTTCCCAACAACATCACTAATCTTACCGCCTTTGTTCAACGCCTTTGACAACTGATCAGCCAAACGCTTCACCTCCATTCGTGGAGAGTTTACCGCGATAGGCTTCAGTCCAAGCATCTTGGCCAGCTTGTTCATGAACTCGATGAACTTCTCACGGAAGCTAGGCTCGAATGTATCAATGTCAATATCCCCGGCAGCTACACGAGCCATAGTTTCAACTACAGTTTCTTCTTCGATTGCAGATGGACCTTGCTCTTGGTAGTATCCAGAAGAAGCGACAGCCTCAGCAGCCTCAGCTACTCCAGCGTTCTTAACCGCCTCTGCTTTCAGACCATCAACAATGGCCCTGTAAAGTTTCGGGTTAGTGTTGCGAATGATGTTTACAACTGGGTGGATACCCTCGTGGAATGCAATCGTCTTACCTTCTGCGCCTTTGATTCTCTCCTTGTTGAGGTAAATCTTACCAGTGTTATTATCTACTAAGAATATACCGTCGGCACTACCCTCGAAGTTACGTTGCTTACCCTTTTCCTCAAACGATTTCGGATCGAGAACCTCAACTCCAATGTTGGCCTCTCCAAGGAAGCTGGCCACCTTCTCAGCAGCAATCTCCCCTTCCGATGTTTCAAACATCTTAGCCAGACGCTCACGACGGCTAGGCTTAACAACTGGTTCAACGGTGACTTCGGGAGTAACTTCAGGGGCTGTCTCTTGGTCTTTGAGAGATTGTAATTTGTTAAAAAGTTTTGCAGCGTCGGGAGAAATTCGTTTAGATTTTTCAAAACGGACTTTTGCTCCTTTTTGCTCAATCTGTTTTATTAATTCAGTTGCTACTCCTTTTCTTGAAAACTCAGGGGCTACCGCAAGATGCTGTACACCTCCATCACTTTGTAATTCTATAACGCCAACTTTATTTCCATTACCATCAATAGCGCTAATACTTTCCTTATCCCCTTTATAAGTTAGCGGCGATTCAACATCTAATTCCCCCCTTTGTTTTGCTCTATTGTACGACTTACCAACGCCTATTGTGTCTAATATCCTAGTTACATAAGATGATTTACCTTCCCTGCTTTCTTTATTAGAAGCAAAGGCGTCACCCTCTCCTTCGTAATTCCAATTACTTTTAATCTTTTCGGTTGGAGTTACTTCTTCTTGTGCTTGAAGTACTCCACCTGCTTCAGGCGCTTCTGCGCTTGGGACTTCGACAGGTTGGGCTTGGATAGGTTCTTGCCCTTCTCGGACTTGACTTGGTATCCCTTGGATGTTTTCTTGATCACGTGCTTCTGTTTTTGTTTCAGCAGTTCCTTCGAGTGTACGAATGTCCTGCTCTAATTGTTTTTGAACACTTGCGATTTGACCGCGAGTCATCATCCGATTTGGATCAGACTTCATGTCGGTCAACTCCTTGTACTTCTTGTATAGATAATTTGACGCAGCCTGCTTTACAGACTGGGCCACAGGTAATCCCTGTTCGGTTCTTTCCACCGCGAATGGAACCATTGGCTTCATGTCGCTAAGGAATGTATCAAGTTCGCTTACACCCTTTTCCTCACGCTGCTTCTGGAGTTCTACGATTTCCTGGTCGCGTTCGTCTTCCTGAACCGGGAACTCTTCGCCCTCCATAGATTTATTGAAATCGTCCTCAATGGCCTTGAGCTTTGCATCCTTAGCCTTCTGTTTTTCCTGCTCTAATTGAATGGAGAACATTTCGTTCACCTCGTCTTCGAGCCTCTTGATCTCAGCGTCCTTTCTCTCATCAGGAATACGAAGCTCTTTCATCCGCTCCTGCTCCTTCTTCATTACATCAGCCTGTTGAGCCAAAGCAAATGCGTGGTCTTGCTCCTCTTTAGACATTTGATTCCATCCAGAATGTGCCTTCATCGCATCAAGTATCTCCCCAGCATCTTCAACTTCCTTCTTTCCTTCCGGGCTTACTTTGCGGTCTGCGTCTGTGCCTTGAGCAAAAAATTTATCTCTATTCTCAACAATCTGACGCATCACTTCTTCCTGAACTGGACTCTTAGGTGTCGCCTTCGAAAACATAGAACTAGCACCAGATATGCTACCAGCAGCAATAAAACTTCCAATCGCAGCATCAACGTAGTTATCTACATTGAATGTATCGTTAAAATATGTTTTTTGGCTTCTATTGTTGATTATCTCTTTCGCTGTATCCTCGGCTAAATTTTGCGGAAGTTCTTCTGCAAAAAATTCTTTTCCACCACTTTTAACGATGTTCGAACCAAGAGTTAATGCGTTTTCTGGTAACGCTGAAATAGCATTTTTAAAAGCCAATTTAGCAGCTTCCTTGGCTGGAAGCCCAGACTTCATTGCTTGCATCGTTCCAGAAACAACACCTTTTTTAAACCCTACAGCATTCAGATATCCTATATCCGGCATAATCGTTTCAAACAAGGCCATTTGTGCTGCCAAATAAGTACCTGTTATTGCGGCGTCCTGTGGAGACATTCCACCTTCTAATGCCTCTTGGTAATAATTAGATTCTTGGGTTAGAAAAGCCGTGGCGTATGTAGCCGCTCTTTGCCCTAACTTAGTGGCTCCTCCAGTGGCTCCTCCAAGCGCAAATATTCCCATAGTACCAATCGCATTTCCACCAACAACAGCAGCTCTTGCAACAAATGGTAGGTCAGACATTCTCGCTCCTTGTGGGAGTGGAGCGGCTAAATCTACATCTAAGACACTCTTAGCGCCGGAAATAGAATCGTAAAACTCATCGCTCCAATCGTAATCTTTATCACCCATCAAGTCTCCCATGACTTTTGGAAACTGATACATATTTAAGATGCCATCCATGGCAGCATCCCCTACCGCTGTAAAAAACGCTTTTGTCTTACCCTCCCCTGCCTGTATTTCTTCAAATGCCTTTCTCTTGTTTTCTTCACTTTGCATTTCCTGGCCGGCTATTTTACCATACTGCAAGTTGTTTTGATCATATGTAGCGGAAATACCTTTAAGTGAGTTTGAGATTTTCTCGTACTCCTTATACATATAATCTAACTTGCTTCGGTCAGATGGGGTGACGGCTGTTTTTTCAAGATTATCAATATTTGAACCTAGTAACTGTAAACGCTCATAATTAGCGTCGTAAACTTTATTAATAGCTTCAGTTTCTACTTGTCTTAAAAAACTTTCATCAACAGCGGTCCTATCTTCTTTTGACTTAGCTTTTAGTACCTTGTACTTCTCATTAGTATAAGTGCCTTTTTCAGGGTCAATTTGCTGTAAGTAGTTTAGATAGTCAGCCGTAATGTCAGAAGCGTACTCCTTGGATTCAAAATACGTAGGCATTTCGAACACTTCTTTTGATGCAACCTCTCTGTAAAAATCTTTATCAGCCTTTTGTTTGTTTTCTCTTTCGGCTATTTTTTGAGGGGTAGCCATTGAAATGGATTCTCTTTTTCTCATTTCAACCGGGCTAACTGCTGGTTTTACAGCTGTTACATCTTGTGGCTCAGTTACATCTACTTCAAAGTATTTCGATGGAACTGTTTTTTTCTTTTCCTGAACAGGCTCTTTATCTTGTTGTGAGGTCTTAAATGGAACCTGAGTAGATGAATTGATTATTTTTTCAGTTACCTTCTGGCCAAAACTCGGCGCAGAAGGCTTTCCAGGCTGCTGAACAGGCTGTCCTGAGCCTTGCGTAGTACCCCCTTTTTTTTTTGAAGGATCAAAATACGCCGAATGAAACGCCGTGGCATCCAAATTGGTTAACTTGTTGTCAACCATAAATTTATGGATTTCAGCAGATTTCTTTGGGTCCGAATACGCTTTAACGAAAGAAGCCTCATCCATTTGGGTGAGGTTATTTTCTTTCATGAATTTATAAATTGGGTTACTGTCCATTAAATCCTGTTGTTGGTACTCCTATAAAATTATTTGTTGTGCCGGTGTTCTTATTTCTTTCTTTAAATTCCATCAGTGGGTCAAATCCATCTAAATACGATTTCAGTTTAGTCTTGTTTTGATTGTAGCTAACCCAAACCTCTATAGGGTTTCCGTTATCATCAGTAACATAATTGTTATCCTCATCTAGCTCATAACCCTGAACACTTACATCCCGACCTCCTTTAGCTAGGTAAAATTTAACAGGTTTATATTTAGCTATGGTTCTAAAATTATTATTAGATCCACCATCAATACCCTCAATTGGATCTAATTCTTGATTGTTCTTGGTAATAGCCATGTCATTATAACCATGCTCAAAATAATCAGTACTTGCTGTTGGCTCAACAACTATAGATAAATCACCCCATTTGCTAGTTCCGTATTTAGGAGTAGTGTCTTTCCTTGGGGTTGTCGTGCCAGTTTTTGTAACCGGCTTAGGCTTACCGGGATTCATGTATTTAAACATGGATACAGCCTCTTCGTACAACTTATCATTGTCGTATTTATATCGGGGAATGAGGGCTTCGTAATCACCCATCCCCACCTGGTCTTTGAAGTATATACCCAAAAGGTTCTTGAATTTTTCAGGATCCTTTTTAATCATGGTTCTATTCCCCTCCTTGATCTCCTCTTCCTCCATCATCTCATCTATCTTCTCAACCACGTCAACTAAGTTTACGTTGTTTTTAAAGATACTATTTGATTGAGCGTATCGAAGTCTTTCCTCTGGAGTCATGTCGTCACGCATAAATTGCTTGGCCCATTCAGCTGCGTGTCCTTGGTCGTACTTAGCGGGGTTCTTGTCTACCTCGGTCTTATCTTTCTCCCAAATCTTTGCGTTTACTTTAGCTGCGTTTGTCTGTCTTTTGATTTCGCGAAGCATCTGGTCAACTTTAGTTTGCTCATCCGGCGGTAGATTTCGTGGGTCTATTTTGGGATTGAGCTTTAGCTTCTTCATGTACTCTTTGTACTCAGTTACTTTTTCCTGAATCTTAGGCAAATCAACATTCCAAACATCTGGATCTTCCATATTGAAGTCCTGCCACGCCTGCATCTTAGCTTGCTGATCTTTCTTTCTTTCACCCTCGTATAAACGAATATCCTGTAAACCTTGATTTACGATATTCAAGGTCTCTCCCAACCCCTCTGAATACGCCGCGCCACGGTTAGAACCTGGCATATCTCCTGCGGCCCCTGTATAAACTATTGCTGAGCTTGGTACTCCCATTTCGATTATGTTAATGAGGGGGTTGAATAATCCCCAATATTGCTATATCCTCCTGCCGCTGATCCAAATTGTCCACCAACTTGGGCCGCTTTTGCAAAGGCATCAAAAGTATTGTTTGACTCCTGATATCTTTTTTCGCGAAGAGCAGAAATTGCCGCTGAAGTTCTTAGGAAAGGATTTAATTGATTTTCCTGATACATAGTATCTCTATATCCAGCTATCTCTCTACCTGTTTGCTGCAAATTTTGTATTTTTTGCTGTTCTGCCTGAGCCTTAAAAAGGCCGGCTTGAGTAGCCAGATCCAATCCAGCAGCCATTTTCTGACCACCAAGACCTGTTGCTACTGATAACAAATCTTGTGAACTTGTAGCAGCCCTACTTGCACCGCCGAGAGCCGTCCCGTAAGACAAATCTAATCCAGATTGGGCCGCGCTCATACCAGGCATATCTGTTCTTTGCCCCAATTGCCTGTTGTATACATCCATTAGCTCCTGGGGAAGCTCATACTTTGGCTCTCTAAGACCCTCTTGAAGTTTTTTAATTTCTTTTTTAGCTCGGTTAGCGCGAATGGCGCTTTGAACGCCCTTCCCGACAGCTATACCACCTGCTACTGCTAATATTACCGGCATGACTTATATCTTAGTTTAACAACATTCTCTATATCACAATCCTCTCTTTCCATCCCGCATTTCTCAAACCACCTTATCGCTCTCTCGTTTCTTTCCCACATATAGGTTACGAAATCATCCTTCATCCATTTTTTAATATCATTAAACAACGACATCAAAAAATCTTTTGTCCTGTACTTCTTATTAACGCCAAAACTAACAAGTACGTCTCCAAAGTAGTAAACAAAACCAACTTCCATTTCTCCGTGTTTCAAAACCTCAAATACCCCTTCTACCAAATCTTCATATACCAGCAGCTTCTCGTATGCATCATCGCTTACTCCTTCCGGCGTAGGCTTATCATTACTAGGGTCACAATAATTTTTTATATCATCATCCCCATCAAAAGCCGCACAAATAGCGCTATAGGATATCTTGGTATCCATTAACGGCAAATTTATGATAAAACACCCTTAATTCCAACTGATACAAGTATTGAACTAGTATTATTGATTGAAGGATCGTATTCGAGGGTATGAGTCAAAGCATTTGCCCTAATGTCTTGACCATTGCATAGCGCTATCTCACTTAAATACCAATTCCCAAGATCGCCATTAGTGCTAGGCTCTTGATCTTGTAAAGTGATTAAAGTCCAGTCGTTTACAACATCATATACAGCTGAAGTCACTAATCCCGTAAAAATGTTTCCGTCAATTTGAATAATGGTGACCAACTCATTTAACAACAATGATTGATCAAAATCAAATATCCATCCGTTAACTGGCTGAGCTGGTGGTAGATAAAAAGATGATGATATGTTGTTGTTGTTAAAGAATTTAGGATCATATAAGTTTTTTCTATAATTCACCTTACCATATCCTTCATAAGTGCTAATCAAATTTGCTGGCATAGTTGTTTTCATACCAAGCGGGTAACTTCTGTTCGGTTCAGATTTAGCCTCAACAGAAAATAAATCATCAGACACTAACGTGATATCTTGGTAACGCTTCAACATTAACGGATTGTCATTAGACACGAAAGAAACCTTCTGAACAAACGATTGGCCGTGAAAGTTCCATTGATTAGGCTGATTATGGAGATACAATTGATTATCAATACCCCATCCGACTAGAGTCTGGCCAAGATTGCAGTATTGCTGAAAATTGTAATCATAAGTTGATCTCCACCTCATGTTTACATAGTCAAACACAACATGATCGTAAGACAATCCGCTCGTGGTATAATAATATCCAGGTTGTAAATAGTCAATTACGTCTGGCTCAACCCCGTCGAGCGCTATAATAGTACTATTTGACAGCGGTTGATATTCAACAAAATTTACTGTTCCAGAATAAACATTGCCGCTCTCAACAAAATAAATAACCATGTCATACCCATACAGGTATTCAAAGTTACCCCCAAACAATATAAAACCTTCAATCAACTGTCCAACCGCAGGATTAAATATTCCTTGAGCCTCTCCAGTGTATGGCACATCAAACCTAAAAGCAAAACCAACCTCACCAACAGATTCGTTTACGTATGTCCGAACCATTGGAGCTGGGCTTGCGTTGTATGCTGCTGCTAGGGCCTTTGTCTTTGTTCTAAATTTGTAATCCGCCTTTGTGTCCGGGTCTATTTCACTTACTTGTATCTGACCATTAGCGCCAGAATAAACAAATACCCCAGCATTGTTGTCAAAATACATTGTTGCACCATTTGGAAGGATTGCGGTAGCCCCTGGATTCACGCATCCCAAAAGACTCTTGTAGTCAAACCAAGAAGCAAAAGTTCTATTGGATACACGAACTGTTGAATCGGATCCAACTTCATTTGGATAGTATTGAATGTAAATTGAATTTTCTTTTTTGGGCTGAAGACATTTCAATGTTTTACCTTCCCGACCCGACATATAAGCTCTAACAACGGGTCCAAATATCGGATTCATGTCTTCAATGTTTTGATTATCCAAAGCAAATGAAGACAAGCCGTTTATCTGTGTACCTACAATAAACGAATCAGAATGAATAGCAGTAGCTTGACGATGAGTCATTTTAGCATTAGTATCCTCAATTCTTATTCTACCAGTATTGTGTATATTACTAAGCCAATAGTCAGAATAATGCGGATCTTCCATAAAATAATAAGCCTGCTCATTACTCGCACCAAGCCCAGTATTCCAATTTCTTTTCCTTACATAAACATCACCATAGTTTATTTGGAATGTTGCTGGAGTAAGAGAAACTAAAGCAGAGACATTTTGCTGTTCATTTGTTTGACCTGGCGCAGCAAATGGATCGGTATCTAATGTTACATAAGCCATATTTACATTGGATGCAATTCCAAGCGTAATCCTCGTTATGTTTAAATCTTGATCATAAAAAGTAGATGTAATACTAGTCCCAACAGACGATGTGGTTCCGTCAAGATTGTATATAGTTATATCATAGGTGTTTCCGTTTAGAAATGAATAGTCACCTCCGATGTAATAAAAAGGAGCCGCCACGTAAAGATAATACAATGGTGGCGCTCCATGAGATCTGTTTTCTGTATGTGGATCTATGATGTCTATTGATGAAGTTACATCATTCCATGTTGATAGAAATATATTCCCAGTATCGTCTACAGAAGGACGAGGTGTATAAATCTCGACCATTGAACCAAATACAAAACCACTAGTAGATGGGGGATCAGGCTCTACAAGACTAATATCAAATAGATTAGTGTAGACTGCAACTCTTCCATCTGTTCCGCTAGTGTCAACATCTACAATATCGATTTCTAAATAAGGAAGATAAACAGCACCAGTTCCAAAAAGTCCCTGTCTAACAAACCTCAACTTATCACCAACTCTAATTTCATGTTTTATCGTAGCCCCAAGATTTTTATTCTCATAATAATTATCAATATATATTATGTATCTATTATTGGTTACGCTATCTAGTTTTATTGATTGAACATATCCGGCTCCTGATCCGTCTTGTTTGTTGTTAGATATATATTGACCAAAACTCAATATTTCTGTAGCGGGTTTAGCTACAATCCAATATTTTGTAGCCCAAACAGGAGGGATGTGGTCAATAGTAATTCTTGGAGTAACTGTGTATGGATTTCTATCGTCAGCAAAACTTGCTCTTGCTGGTTCATCATAGAACCAAGGAACAAAAAGATTCAATGAATCAATAGTATAAACAGTACTATCTCTATAAGCTCTGTCGCCATAAACAATTCCAAATTCGTGTGTTGCTCCCGTTTTTAAACTAGGAACAGCGTCCGTAGACCTATCCCAAATGCCCTCGTCATTATTTCCAACCCACCCACTTGGACCGGGACCACCACTATCTGGAGCCTCATATTGCATACCAGCTAAGCCAAGTGGTGTAACAGTACCCCCTGTAGTATATATAGTTGGCGCAAGTTGAGTTGATAAAGAATCGCCTATTAAGGTTAATATATATGCATTTTGATCAAATGTAGTTGGTTGAAGCAAAGCAGTATCAATATCGTTTTGAGATATAGTATAGTATAAAAATATATTTCTATACTGAACAGGGGAAAGCACATTTGGGCTGGTAATGTATACAATCATTCCCGCCTCAAAAACAAAAACATTATTTACATCTATACTTGGCGTGTTAAAGCTATTAAAATTAACAATGAATGTGCCTAATCCACCAACCAATATATTGGTCGATTGATAAAGCGCCCATGGCCTCCATACTAATTCTTCCACAGAATAAGTCATTGTTGCATCAACAAGAAATGGGGCTTCAGTCGGCTTATCATAGCCCTCTCTAAAATTAACATATGTCAACTGATTTGTTGGGAGATATTCTTGACAATCTGCCACAATAGGTAATCGATCATAATTTTTTGCAAAATCTATAGCTGGTGATGTAGCTACGTCTCCATAGTAATTAATTTCATAAGGAACACCATCAGCTATATTATCTAAATTTTTATCAAGCTGTAAAAAAACTCCGTATGGAGGAATTGCTCCAATTAATTCTCTATCATATTGCTGAATAGCTATATTAAACTTCCTTATTATGCTTGGGCCAGTATTGAATTGTATCCTTATCCCATTGTCATTATTTAAGAAAACCCAATTTGTTCCGGATACTAATTCAGATTTATAAGGCAGACTTAATTCTGAATACATAGACCAAACACCCTGTTCACCATTTTCATAAACAGGTTGAATAATAAACCTAAAAAGTTTATTTCTGAGTTTATTGTCATTCCTTGTAGGATCAGTAAAATATGACACTACTAGAGGGTCCATTGGCCATTTTACCGCGTCTATTGTTTGAAGATCAAATATTGGGTAATCACCATCAAGAGCTTTCCTGAGATTGATTTGGTATGGGGGATTAAAGAGTCTAGTTCCATCATCCTCATACATCAATGGATCCCATCGCCCATCAGTCCACTTCAGAATATCATCAATTACATTGGCATGAAATATCGGCCAATCACGGCTAAAATTAAGCTCAGCACTTTGTACCGCAACGGTGTGAGTTTGATTAGTGATATCATAAACCCATATCTCATGAATGCCATTTGCTTTAAAGACAAAATAAACAATTGAGTTTTCTTTCTGCCAAGAAGCAGCACCAATTATTTGGTCTTGAATTTCTATAAGTGGATTTGGAATAACCAGTGTGCCATTAGATGTCTCAACTGCGTAAGCATTCCCAGAGTTATACCCCAAACGACAATATGAAAAATCTCGGTAATCGCCCTTGGGCATACTCTGCGGAGTATCGTCAGTGTTTATGCCGCCTTCAAAAGTTATGATGTCTTCAAATTGCATTATCCTAAGTTAAATTCTGAACTCTGTGCCAACGCATCAATCATTTCGGTAAGTCGCGGCGCCTTGACAAGCAAGTTAGCGCTCCATTGAGCGGCCTCGTACTGAATCTGTAATTCCTTGTACTTAGCCTTATCCTCGCTATTTCCTTTGTGGAAACAGTATTCACTCATCAAATACAAACGGAAAGGTTCAGCATACGCTGTATCAATCAATGTATTCTCATCCACTGATGAACCGTTTGAAAAATACTCTATAATCAACTGACCATCAGGTATGTTGTGGCTAAAAATGATATTGTTACCATCTACACGATAGTAGTTCTCGTTTCTTCCACCACCCACTGTATAATTTGGATAACTATAAAAATATCCAAAATAACCAGTTGGAAAATACCCATCAAGTACGACATCGTCGTTTTGGTCGCTCTCACATTGGAAGAATTCCTCTGGATAAGTCAACGAAGTATCTGGAGTCAATGTCCAAATACGACGACCTGACTTTAGTCCAATTTTAGATATCCTCATACAGTCTCCGGGCATAGTGAATACCCGTGCGCCTGTATCAATCTTAGCGTAGATAGTTTTTAGCGATACATTTCCATCCAATGGAGACTTCTCACTTAAATAATCAATAGCCACTTGCGTCATCCACGTTAGCTCACGACCAACAGGATTCTTCCCCAGACGATATAGGGCTGAAGTAGCAATATATTTTATGTTCTTGATTGTCATCCGTTACTATATAATCTTGAAGTATCTCTTGCAAGTGCTTGAATATCAATTCCATCATTGTTCAAATCATCTTGGAATTGTTGTGACATTAACACCTGTAAACACATTTGAAATAACATCATCTCACCCTTTCCCGTTTCATCACTTGGAATAATCAAAACATCATCATCCTCCATTTGGTACACATTTGGAACCATGGTAACGGTAACACTCCCCTCTGGTTTCTTGTTAAATCGCAACTTATCCTTAAAAAGGATTGCCGCCGACTTATTGCCGCCACGCAGAATATTAATTGCAGTAGCCTCTGCTTTGGTCTGAACAATGTAACCATTGTCTCCAGTAGACTGGTCCTCTACACTAAATATCGCCATGGACCCAGCGATTGGCTGTGGGTTCAGCGTTACATAATAACCATTGGCATCAGTAGCAGGAACATAAGTATACGGAACGGCCATATCGCTTGCCTCATAGGGATTACGAGAAACAATATCAGCAAGAGCTAAGTTTAATACTCGCGATATAATTGAACGTGGATACAACCGACGCAAATCTTCTGGGGTGTCTCCACCAGTCAATCTGTGTTGTATTAGTTCTATGGCTTGACGCTTGGTTATCATACTTTACTTGGCATTTGAGTGTTGATGTTCCATTGGTTTTCATTACCAATTCCAATGTAGGTCTTGATCATATCTGTCAAGTGGTCTACACAGCTTTCTGGATACTCAAACTCAACACTCAAGCTAGGAGAATTCAGAGGCTGTACACTATTATTGGTATGAAATGTACCCGGTGGTAAATATACGGGAATTCCATTAATAATGTCATAGTCAAATACAGGTTGAATTGGCTCTCGTATGTAAGTAAAGGTTATCCGTGGCATATACGGATAAATAAAATATCGATCGTTTCGTGTTACTAAAATTGGGTCATTCTCCTCGGGGTTGTCTACTGGGCTTGTAATCGAGTTACGCATCTTAGCATCAAACTCGTGCTGACTAACAAACTCAATACTTCTGTAGTTTGTATCATAAGAGCAATTATTGTTTAGCTGCTCAAGGAAACTTGCAGTTGCTTGATACCAAATATCGGCAGGAATATCAGCATATCCGCCGCGTTCTGGGCGCCCCTGTAATACGGGAGTGAATGATAAAGCTGGATATTGGGGAGAACCTAATGTCTTAATAAATGTCTGAAGATCGCTTGTAATTTCTCGGTTTTTTTCAAAATTATCAACGAGGGTATTAAGATATCGCTGGTTAACAATCTTGATAGCCCGATTGAAATCGTCGGGCGTGATGTAGCCGCCCCTCAGATCTTTTCCGGCTCTGAAGAGAAGCTCATCATATATTTCTCCAAGATTAGTATTCATTATGGATAAATCTCAATTTTGATATACGCACCGTTTACAACAGCGTTATCTAAAACCCCTGCCGTTGAATATGTATTAACCGTAATAGTAGTATTATTATTCCTTGTTGCGGTAGCGAATCCAGCTGTTTGTGTTTGGATAAAAATAGCAGTAGCGCCTATAAATACGCCGCTAGAAGCGGTTATAGTATAAGATCCAACTCCAATATAGTTTATACTTATTGTGGCTGCTGTCGTATTGTACGCTTCGGTTATGTTAACACTTGGCCCTGGTATGGTTCTTATTATTCCAGTGTAACCTATAATAGTAGGCAACTCTATTACGTTACCAGCAGAATCTACTGATAGATTATAGGTAGGCGGAGTTAAATTAGCAAATGTGCCTTGTCCGTATTCGTTTAATGTGACAAGACTGTTTTGATTTAGTGTAATTCCAATATTCTCTACACCGTTATCTACAGTACTTATTGTTAATCTCGAATCTTGAGTTGTTGCGTTTGCCCAAGAGCTTTGAATTGTAGATAATGGGAAAGCAAGCGCTGAAGTAGCGGGTGCTGCCGTAAAATAAATTCCACTTCCAAGACCATTAGCTCCATTGCCAGCAGTAGTGGTTGTTTCTAAGATTAAGTTTTGACCAACTCCAGTATTTGCAGACTGCGCCCTAGCGGATGTTAACCCCACGCCATCTCCAGCGCGAACAATCAATGGGTCACTGTCGCTTACAACTTCAAAAACATAGTTGTCAACGTTAATGGTTGTATTTGATGTAAGTGTACCACCCAATCCAACATCATTGCCTGATTTCGTAAGACCGTTTATCCCATCAAACAAAAACAGCGCTTCAACCTGATTTAATTGAGCCTGTACATCATTTCCTGTCAATATTGCTCCAGGTACAGCTGATATTTGGGCTGCTGTAGGTAAAATACCAGGTGCATAATACTCTACCCAAACCGCAGCACCTTCTGTGTTGTCTGTACAGCGATAAATAACACCTGTGTTGACATTTTCCCACAATGCTCCAACTTCTACTCCTTGAGTTACGTCGTTGGTTATAAGTGGAGAACCAGGTCCAACAGGATCAAGATTGAACAGTCTAAATTGAAACGCTTCAATCAAACTTTCAATTACTGAAACCCCGGAGTTATTTGACACCCAGTAATAAGTTTCATCATCGCAACAAGCACACTCGCAGCCAGAGGCGTCAAGTTGAGCTTGAATACAAGCTATTGCAGCCTTATATTTATCAAGTTCACCGCAAGCCTTATAATTCAACGCTTCAATGTAATACATTAAAACATTATCTACGTAAACTTGATATTTAGATATTTTATTTCGAGTTAATTCCGCTTGATGAGCAGCACGAAGATTCTCAATGCAAGGCACTAATCCACACAAAGTTCCAGCACAACTTACTTGGAATTCCTTAATTACAGATCTAGTGTAAAGAAGAATCAGTCCATCTGTTTGGGTTTGCTGTATTTGCTCTGTTAAAGAAACAGTATAGGTCCCTGTAGCAAGAGGTGTTTCTACGTTAGGCGCACCTGGATATGGAAGTGAAGTAACCACAACATTTCCAGGGAATGTAGGACTAAGTGTTGCCCATGAAGGGTAATTAATGGCACAATTTAAACTAGCTACAATTTCATTGGAAGCTAATTGAGTTGCATTTGAAACAGCCCACGAACCATTATCCCCTACTTCGCAATCGTAAACAAAATTTACATCTGCATTTGTTTGTGTGCATCCAGAATAGGTATAAACACCACTTAACTGTAAGTTTGTTAATTCAAACGTTATTACATCACCAACAGCTATTGTATAATCGGTTACGGTTATTTCTCCATCCGGACCCACTTGCTCAGTGGATATTACTTGCACTGTTTCTGAGGCAACAAATGGCTCAACAATAGTAATATCATTACCCGGTTCCAAAAACAGAGAAACCCACTCATTAGCGGGTACTGTAACTAGATCATTTGGAGTTAACGTAATTGGAATTGCTACAGCAGCCTGTACATTTACCCTTAAACTATAACTAAATGTGTAAACACCATTTGCTACATTTCCATTCAGGTCTAATTCAAGAGGGAATGTAAAAACTGGTGTTCCCTGAGTTGCATAATCCCAGTTTTGCAAATCAATCATGGGATCTAAAACTGTATCATGCTGCTCAATTACGGTCCCATTAAAAGATATAACACCGTATCCCTGCACCTCATTTAAAAGTAAATCTAATCCGAGGCCGGCATAATCAGTTGAATCTGTAACAATCCCTATTGGGGGAGACGCACTTAAATCAAACGAAAGGGATACGGTGCTAATCATCTTTTTATAATTTTCTTAATTTACCTAATAATTCTTCATTTACCTTGAGGTGATCAATCAACGCAAATGCAGCTTCGCTACCTTTTTGCGCTGACTCAAAAAATGGTGTCTTTAGCCATTTTGTTCCATCGCCTCTACGGTCGCGAATATACCACATTCCGTCCTCATTTTTGATATAATTTTCACTCAAAAGTCGGTTTACTAATTCATGGATAGTTTCGCCATCCGCTGACTTGGTCTGAACCGGCTTTGCTGAGTTAAGGATTTCAAAAGCATTCTTCTTGAAAGTCTCACTGCCCTTTTTGATTGAATCATGCAATAACACACGATTTTCTTCCTCGGTATGCATTTTGTTCAAGCCAAGCCCCTCAATGGCCTTCAATACAATTTTATAATCTGTATCAAAGTAGATGAGATCTTCGAGTTCGCGGGCCGCTTTGGCAACGCTAATTTTGTTCTTAGCCTCAATGTGCTTCATCTCGTACTCATACATACGACGATTAGTCTTGTTCAGCGTCTTATTGTTGTTTACAATAGGGCATATGTAGTGAATATAGAACAATAAATCTTTTTGCTCCGGCTGAATCCTAAAACCATCCCCAATACGCAATCTGGAGTTATTGTAGTTATATGTGCCGTTGATGACGGTTGGAGCTGTTTGAGTGTAAATCAGCGTATAAGTAGCCTCTGTTTCTTTATCATAAAAATTTCCGCTTGTCTTTACAGAAGTAGGGCCTGGCGCCTGAACAAACAAACGAGCGTCTGAATCGTGATTGTTGCTAGGAACTTTGTATGTTTTTAACTTGTACTGATCTCTAATACGCAACACTACTGGTCGCTTATTATTAAAAAAATCAGGAAAATCATTTCTTAATTCCTGTTCTGCCCATTCTGGGATATCTACAGGTGAGTTGTTGCTTAGATCAAATAACATATCGTTTTATTTTTTGTTTGTATAAAAACCGGGAGAAGTCTCCCCCTCCCGGTTTTGAATTTACTAAGATTAGGCTGTGAACAAACCGTATTTGTTAGCGTTGATGAACTTGAACGCAACTTCAGATACGATGTGAACACCGAGCTGCCATACGTCAGTCTTGTTAGCTGCCGCACGACCACCTGTTTGCCACATATTCATGAAAGCACCTGGCTTATGGCACAGACGGATATACTTACCCATGTTACCCAAACCGTCATCAACACCTCCATTAGTACTCAATGGAATGAAGAACGCATACTGCTTCCAAGCGTTGTCTGTAGAATCAACACCAACACCCAACATGGTTGGATTGTCGAAGATTCCCATACGAACAAATCCGAAGTTCTTATTGTTGAACACGAGGTTGTTGAATGAGAAAGTACGGCTCATCAAATCAGCGTAAGCGCCTTCGCCCCAGAAGGTTTTCTCCATCTGAATCTTGTTAACGCTCACGTTGTAGTTCAATGCAGAAGCACCAGGACCAGCTGCTTGGAAAAGAGCTTGCTCTAAGAGTGATTGCATATAACCGCTAGTCCAAACCATGTAGTTCTTTACAGAACCATCTTGAGAGGTCAAAGCAGCTTCCATGTCATAAAAATCACCAATTGCCACAGCACCCGCACCTGTAGGAATAACAGTGCTGATACCACCGCCGTTCGCACCAGAACCGTTGTTCAAGATAGCATCAAGCAAACCTTGTGTGGTTTGGAATGAGCTGCTTGTTGTAGTAACTGGGTTGATCAAGTTAGCTCCGTTGGTGGTTGGAGTAGAGGTAAAGAATGAGTTTACCATAGCAACTTGGTGTTCACGCTGCAAGTAGATGATGTCGCGTGAGTTAGAGTATGGAGTCTGAACTCCGTTCTCCAACTGTGAGTACCAAAGTTGGTTGTAAAGAGCTTCTGAGCTAGAAGTAGTGTCATTACGGAAAGTCTGCAAGAATGAAGTCTTAACCTCATCAAATGCGTACTTAGAAGCGTAAGCACCACCATTTTCAGGGGCTGAGTTACCTACGTAGAACATAAAACCGCCAACAGTAATAGTTCCACCAGTTACCAAAGGAACAAAAGTGAAAGTATCTGCTGCTGTTTTTTCAACGATCTGGAAAATATCACCGGTAACGGCATCTTTCCAAAGATCGCCAACATTAGGCCATGAGTAGTCAACACCACCCACTGTAGTTACTCCAGAAGCGTCAATGGTTACGGCCCATCCAGCATCGTTACCAGCAGCTGCATCAGCAATAATAGGAGCCTCCATACGTGTCAATTCGAACCAACGAACACGAGGATTCTTTGCAATTTCACGGTTACCTACCGCGTTCATGATTTGGTTCATCGCATCCCAATATTCGTCGCCGAATGGGAGGTATGCTACCGCATCAAAATCTTCCATCAGCGCATCCCAGTTGTTCTGGATCGCGCCTACCGTCATTGCACCCGTACTAATAGGAGGTGCAATTGTGGGACTCTGTACAAATGCCATTTTATTAAATTTTTTTAATAGTTAATTATGATTTTAGCGACTGCGATGGCAAAGGAATTCCGCGCTCCATGAGATCTCTTTGAGCAGCAGTCAAACCTTTTTGATCGACAGCCGTTTTGCCTACACGGTTCGGCGTTTTAGGCTGACCGTTGTAAACTTCGCGCACTACCTTTTTTTCGGTTTGAGCCATAAGTGATTTGGCTATTTGAACACCTATATCCCCAGACTGAACCTTATGAATGAGGATTTGGTTCGACAACCATTCACGTACCGCTTGTTTACCTTCCTTTGTGGTAGTATCAAAGGCTTGACCTAAATAGCTTGCATACTGCGACTTCAAAATCGAATCGATCTCTTCGTTTGAAACTTTTAACGAAACTTCCGAATCGCCGAATTTGTAGGGGACCTCTTTTAGCTGCTTGGCGTAGGACTCTGCCTCGGCAAGTGCTATGGTTTGTCTTTCCGCAATCTGTTTTTGATTTTGGCTCTTTAGCTCTTTTGCAAAGGTAAAAGGATTTTTAACAGTTTCAACATCTTTCTTAGTCTTTTCAATCATTTCAATTGCATCGATTGCATCAGACTTTAAAAGAGCTGTAGCGTAATATTCGCCTTCACCTAAGTTATATTTTTCACGAATAGCTTCCTCAATAGTTGATTGGCCAAGACGTTTGAATTTGTCTGGGTTCTTCACCGCTTCAGCAAGCACAAGAGCCTTGAGCGGATCTTCCATTAAAGTGTCTGGTGTAGAAGACACAATTTGGTTAGCAATAGTAGAACTGATACCTTTCTTACCAAATGCAACTATTGTGCGAGCTTCTTCAATTCCACCAAATGGATCATCAGCCTCTTGAAGTAGGGCAATACCCTCTTCAATATCCTTTTGTTTTTCTGCAAGCTCTTCCGCTAGACTTTTATAGGAACGAAGTTGTTCAAACTCGCTCTTAAATGAATCCTCGCTGTCATACCCGTAAGCAGAAAACCAAGGAGAATCTACCGGATTAACCTCTTCGCTTACTTGTTCGTTTACTTGTTCGGTTACTTGATCATTTACTTGCTCGTTCACCTGTTCGTTTTGATTTTCTAATTCGTTCGTTTCCATATGTTTTATACTCTACCTGTGATTTCACTTCCTAATTGAGCCTCTAACGTAGCCTCAAGTTGTATTTCCTGAAGAGCCTGTTGACCCTTGAGTAATTGAACTTGATAATTAGAGTCTGCCTTAATTTTTGCAAGTTGCTGCTCTTTCATCAATTCCATATTAGCCATCTCGCGCTGCTTCATGATTTCAATTTGAGCAAGCTGCATTGCGGTCTGACGCTTTGCTTCTTCGGTCATTATAGCAGATTGCTGTTGACCTTGTATTGTTTGCTGAAGCATCATTTGAGCGTGTTCTTCTTCTCGTTGACGCGCCTCTGTTTCTTCTGTAGCCATAAACCAAAGAGCCTCGTCTATATCACCGTTCTTCAGCATTTGAGCTACGCGCTCTACACTAGATGGACTAAGAAGAACCGCCCCATCCTTTGTTGGCATTTGAGACATTTGCATAGCGCGTTGTAAAATAGCACTTTTTTCTTTTTCGTTTGGAAGAACTTTGCAGGAAATTGCAAGTTGATCCAATGACAATCCCTCAATATCATCAAGTGCGCTTACCATGTTTTGTCCTATAATACTTTCATAGAACTCACGAATTTTAGGGTCGAATTCAATGTCAATTCGCGCTTGATGAATAATTCTCTCACCGAGTTTCTGTTTAAATTGACGCTCAGACTCGCGAAGTGGCCAATTAGCGTGGTTTCCAGCAACATAATCCGCCTCCATTACTCCCACCAATCGTTCTGCTGACTGGTCTGGGCTTGCCGCCATTGCATCTGGAATACCCATGAGATCCTTGATCATCATTTGAAGGTTAGCAATTTGAGCAAGCCATTCTTGTCCTTGAGGACCTAGACCATTATCCATTTCTGTCAAGGGCTGAGAAATATACTTGCCTGTTGCTGCATTAAACTTAGTTGCAACAATCTGAATACCGTTTTGACGGTGGATGTGCATGAGGTCGAACAAGTCGTACTCTACACCTCCAATTTTGATATTAGCGGCTTCACCAACATCAATTCTATATCCCTTTGGAGCAGCAGCCCAAACAGCTGCGCGTAACTTCAATACAGCAAACATCAAATCGTCAAGTAAGCCCTTTACGCTGCGAGTAGGAGACTGACCGTTAATGCGATGAATAACATAAGAACTCATTGGGGTCAACCCCTTCTGCATTTGATTTGGCTTTTTCTTCCATTCGTAAATGCGGTCTTGACCGGTTCCAGAAATAATGTACGAACCCTCATACCAGTAGTTGCAAGCAACCTCATCATATGTATCGTTAGGATTCTTTTTCTTTTCGTCAACAGGCTTGTTATTACGGATATAGCTTCCGTAACCTTCTTTATTTACTCGCTCTACATATTGCTTATAATCTGTAGAGAGATATTCAAACTTCAATACATAAACTTTGAAATCCATCCAAACCCAACGATTTGTAGTTGAATCCTTGCGTTCAAATGCCCATTGCGGTATAGTTGATACGTTTGTTTGATACGGAACGTATGACTTAGCCATTGCTTGTATTTGAGCCTCATTAAATCCAGCGTCTATCAGTTTATCAAAAATAGACTGAATAGTTTCAGCTTCAATATGACCAATCGCTACCGGCTCCTCTTGGTTATCTTCATTCCATAGCATAACCATACGAGCTGGATCCACATAATTAAATTTTACTTGACCTGTAATTGGATCATTGTAAATCTTAGCCGCACGGAAATGGAAATCAATCGCGTCACGATTAAAATCCATACGCTGACTAGCCCAATTAGATGCGCGAAAACCGGATTCAGCTAGTTTTTCTAGGGCTACCTCATATTTTGTTTTAAAAAATCCAAGACGGTCAGCCATCTCTAACATTGCATCGTCTTTAGGGACAAAAGGAACATTAAGCTCTGGAAGACCAAGCTCTCGCATCAACGGGTTTACAAAAACCGTTTTAACATAAATATCATTTTTCTCATCCTGTTTTTTATTGATGATATTTTTATCAAGAGAAATACAGTCGAGTTTATAATCGTTATCAGCAAGAATTGATAGAAGAACATTCGATAATTTTCGCATAGGAGAGAAAATGTCATAGCTAATATTAGCCATTGCCTTTCTCTGAGCCTTACTCATCCCCTTTGTGCTTGCCGCCGCCTCGCCTTGACTTATGCCTTTAGTGCCTATTGGAGATCCGTTAGTAAACCAATTTTTATACTTATCTTGAGATTGATTTCCTGCGCCATAATTTCTAGTTTCCTGCATTTCAGGAACTTGGCTATAAGTGAAATATGTACCACCCGCGCAAAAACGAGAATATAAAGCCCGCGCACAACGCAAGCCAAATTCTGGCTTTAGCTTATCAATCTCAGGTATGTTGTCATTTGGAAACAACACACTACCAACTATTTGTGGTAATATCATATCTTACAAATTTAGTTTACCAGCACAAATGTAATGAAATTTTTATTAAATAGTTGAAAACAATCATTCTACATCAAACATTGCAAAACCACCCTTTATCTCTATAGGTTGATACACCTCTTTGTAAAGATCTGGCATTCTGCTTTTTATAGCTCTCATACACCACCCTGTTGCAGCACACAAGTCGTGGTTTGTCAAATCATCAAGACCTCTCATCTGACTCCACTCCTCAATTATCTCCCACATTTTCACATATTTGACATTATTGTTAAAGAACGTCATTATGTCTCCAGCCATTTCGTTCTTCTCAGCTTCACCTGCCCAAACTCCTGGTCTTGAATCCTGTTTACCATCAGACCCCAAATCTTTCAAAAGGTAGCCATCAAATCCGTTGTCTCTGAAGTATTCTACAAGAGCTTCTCCATCGGGCCACTCAGGGTAGACGTATGCACCAAGGAATACAGCGGCCTTTAACCACTCTTCGTGATATTCAGCTTTGTCTTCTGTTTGTCTGTTGTAAATCAAAATCCAATCATTGCTAACCCATTCGCTTCTTGATTTGCTATCTGGGTCCACCTGGCTATCTCGCTTGTAAAATACAGCGGCGGCGGCGTTTGATTTTTTCTTGCCTACAGTATTTCTTTTATGGAATTTTACCGGGTCACAACAAAGAAAAAATTTATTCATCACCGATGGATCGGGAGCGTATATTGGACCTCTCTCTTTAGGAGGAATATAACCCTCTTCTGCTGTTACAATAGTTTTTCTGTTACGCATTTCGTGCGGGGGGAGGTAACTCATAGTCCAGCTTCCCTTCGGGTCGTTCTCTACATACACGTCTCCACCAAATCTATCTCCAACCCACTTAAAATTAATCTTTGTTGTAATTGGAGTTCGCGAAAACTTTAGTTCAGATATACGATCACGCATCTTTTCGATGGGCATACCCATATCCTTTGGTATTACAGCAAATGCTTGTTTCCATGTCATCGGGAAGTTTTGCTGCAACTTAATTAGCTTCTGCCATTCGCGCTTGCGCTCGAAATAATCTGCTTGATTTAACAAGTAAGACTTAGCTCCCTTGGTAATCCACTTACCCTCATTAGACATAACGGGTTCCTTGGGGTCGTCAATAATACTTGCTCCATACTCGTCAATGTATCCCTCTACCGCGTAATAACCGGGCAGGAAGAAGTTGATAAGTCCAGATGGTGTAGTTCCATTCTCGTTACGATCAGAGAAATGCGAGTCGTTAGCAATGTCAAAGAACTGCGCTCCACCACCGGTGTCCATGTCGCCCACAGTGGAAGGCATGATGCAGAATCCTCGAATATTTTCGCCTCGCTCGATCGCTGGCTTCATCGTGTTATACCACCACGTCGGGATGTTTTGGTCCGCCGCCTTCGCGTCCGTTTTTTTCGCTGGCTCGTCACGGTAGACAAAAGCGATTTCCGCTTCACCATCCGCCGCTTTCTCCGTCGAAGGCAACGGCGTGATGAAGCATTCCATTTGTTCGGGAATGATTCCCGCTCTTGCTGCTGATGCGATTGCTCCTTCATACTGAAAACGCAAACCTTCCTTTGCCTCTATCCTACCCCGATAATGAGGTCGAAAGAAGAAAGGAAGTTTGCTTACAGGTGTTTGAATTTGTTTTATAAATATCTTATTAACTGCCTGGTCTTCATTCATCGCCTGGATGATAAAGGTCTGGTCGGGCATATTGAGTGTCCCCCACGTACAGAAGCAACAAGCGATTGCAGTCTTTGCAATACGTCTTCCAGAAACAAAATTAATCCCATGCACTGTTCGCTTCCCTTTACCAACAGTTACGTTCACGTTCGGTTCCATGAAATACTCAACCCCCATCTCATTCATATCCTCTACCACATTCTTCACGTCCTGGTTAGAATATTTTGTTTTTACAACGCCATCTTCCCTATACAAAACCTTATGCTTGTAAAACGCATCTTCTGTTGTGTAAGCATACATGAACAAGTGAAACATCTTACGTTGATAATCTCGGTAGTCTGGGCGATTATTATTCTTGCCAAAGTTTTTTACTGTCCAAAAGTTCAAGAAGAAGTAGTTCGCGCCATTGATATATGTCGGCTTCCCCTTAATAAAGCACCAGTAACCTACATACCTGCGCTTGATCTGGAGCTTGATCCATTCAATCTCCATTGCATAGTACTTCTGATTGGATTCAATCTCTTCATAAATATCTTCAAGGCGAACGTCACCTACCTCTTTGTACTTTGACTTGTTGGTTGCGTGTTTCTTATTAAAAACGACCTCATAAATCAACTTTATTTTTTCCGGAGTTTCCTGATAAGTAAACTTTTGGTCCTTTGGAGCAAGCCCATACCCATCAACATAAGTTAATGCCTCTTCACGTGTAACCTCTCGCTTTAAATGATGCGAATACCATTTTTCAAGACGAGGAAGAGGAATGCGAATTGTATCTAATTCATCATCGTCTTCGTGGAACGAGACAAACTCATCTTCCTCTAAGTAATCGTACTTCATGGTATAACCTCTGGAAATATTTCTTTCTTCTCACGCCAAACTCGCGAGTAGTGTTCAGGTTGGATTCCAAGATTCTCAGCACGTACAGAAAAGGTAATTGCTTTTTGTAACGTAATGCTAACCTCGTCGTTCATTATCCTACTACGGGCATCTACTAAGGTCTGTCTCCAACTCTCAAGTCCCGCTTGAAAGTTCTTGTCATCATTAGACCTATCGACGGGCTGTGTCAACAACGCTCTCTGCAAGGCTGCTATTCGGATGTCGGCTGTACTCATAATCGAATAATCCTCCGAACATTGTAGCCGGGTGAACGTGATGTAACGCTCCACCGCCCAGTCCACATTCATCATGCAGAGCTGGGCGTAACCGTTGTCTGGGTCCGTGTCATCAACCATGATGTTCAGCTTGTTCAAAGTATATCGTTTGCGCTGGTTGATGTCCGGATACGCATCCTTAACGGGTGTACCTGGAGCGAACATATATATGAGATATCGAACAACTTTGTCGGCGCTAACTCCTTCTGGAAGGTCGTCAGACCTATCGAGAATGTGGGCTTGACTAGCCAGGTCCGAGAAACGGTATATTACCACCTCGTCATCCGGGATGCCTTCAATGTTGTAGGATATTTTACTAAAATCTAATTTTATCATCTTTCGTAAGCCATTATTACTCTTGGCTGAAATCGAACATAGTCAGTTGAGTTTGCCATCGTTGGATCTAATTTTATAGCGTGTATTCTTCTGACGCAAACCACATCTCCCTTTTCAACACTTGTATTTGTCCAAACATCATGAAACTGGTATCGCGGCATCCTAGTTGGAACAACTACAACTTCTACTCTTGTAATATCATTATCTAACATATGTATCCCGCCACTCTTTCGCTCATTTCCCAACAGCTTGCCTATTACGTATCCGTTTAAACTGAAAATATCATCCCCTCTTTTTGCTGCATATATGGACTTTTTTGATATGGATAAATATGTTTTACCGTCCTTAACAAACCCACCCTCTCCTTCAGTTATCATCTCCCTAGTAAAGGTAGCATCAAACCAAACCTCATCGCCAACAATCCCGTCGAATTCACAGTCGTAGTCCCACCCTTGATCATTCAAATCAGCCTCGGCTATTTTGATTATTTTACCGCGCCTAACCGCTTGTTTTCCTTGTATATCTTCTTTGTTTGTATCTGCCTCTCTTTTTGATTCTGCAACTATCCTATTGTACTCTTTCATTAAAGACTTGTCCTTGTATCTTGATTTTTTCATTCCATTAACAAGGCTAACCATATGTTCTGGATCAACTTCAGCAATGTAATCCTTTACCTTGTTTACAATCTTTAATTTACCGCCATTGAAGTCAATTTCATCTTCGGTTAATGAATGAAGTTCTATGATGCATTCTCCGTTTATTAATCGTAAACTATCTATATCTAATCCGTTCAGATTCATTTGTTTGCAAGTTTATTTTCGTAAATTTCAAGTACTTGTTTCTGTTTGTCAAAATTTTTCTTCCCAATAGGAATTTTATTTTTAAGTTTATTCACGCATCTTCTGAGTGAAGAATAACTGCCAAAAACCATAACAGCATCCCAATCAGACATTAAGCCCTCGACTTTTACCGGATCTACTTTTTCCCGTCGAATGTAGTATTCGTACACCTCTATGATTTTGAGGTAATTATTTTTTGTTTTTGTTCTGATCATAATGCTCTTGCAATGTTTTGAAGAATGAAGATCGCTTAATACGAGTTTCTACCTTTGTTTTTGAGATCTCATCAAGAGTTTCACGATATCTACGAATAGCCTTCTCCACCTGATCAAGATCTTCCGATGTTATGTGCGGGTCACAATACAATAGTCTTCGGCGAGACTTTGTGGCCATTGGAGTAAATATCCTCATAACCTCATATATCTCAATCTTCTCATCAATCATTGTATTGAGAAGCAAGATGGCTCTGTTCCAATTTTCTATGTTATTCATAAACCATAACAATAAATTGCTCGTGTACAGAATATTCCGTAACATCTTGCAGTTCAACCTTGTCTATTTTACCAACAATGCAAACGCGTTGACCAACTTCAAAATCAGTAAATCTTCCAACTTTGGTTATTATTGCGTCAATCTGCGATTTGCCTTTATTTTCTATTTCAATAAATACCCGATAATCGGCAGGGAATAAATTACTCATGATGCAAATATACAGAAAAACAACACTGTGTCAAGTTGATGCTTGTAAATAACACTAAACAATGTAAATTTGCGCTATGTTTATCGTTTCAATCATACTCGTTATATCGTGCCTTACATTTATGATTAAGAATTCCATATATGGCTGTGGTAAAAGATGTTACAAGACTCGAAAGGAGGCCGAGGAATACTGTGATTACGACCAGCAAGTCTATATGTGCTGGGAGTGTGAGACATGGCACATAAAAAATAATGGAGAAAACCCTTGACAACCTCGCGTGGTTGTTTTATGTTTGCCAAATATTCCAAGCGTAGTTTGTTATAGAGCAACAGCAAACTAGGCTTCGGATGCCTCGGTAAAGTAGAACTTTTACCAAATTAGGCCCGCGAAGTTGCTCTTGCGGGCTTTTTTTATTTTATGAATACAGGACAAATTGTTAAAACCAGGAACGTGCCTTTCGCAATGGTTCCTACTGAATTTCTAAGGGACAAGTCAATAAGCCTAAAGGCTAAAGGTCTTTTGTCTTTTCTGCTATCTCTACCTCCCGATTGGGTGATATACAAAAGTAAGTTGACAGACTATTTCTTAGATGGTAAAGACTCTATATCAAGCGCTTGGGATGAACTAGAAGTGCTGGGATATATACACTCAGTTAGGATGATTGGAAGCGATGGCCTGTCTCGCGGATTTAATTATGTGGTTTATTACGAACCAACGGAAATCGGATTACCGGAAAGCGGATTAACGGATTGCGGAAAACCCGATATCCGAAAACCCGCCACTACATATATAGATAATACAAAGAAAGAAATAACATATAAATATACTTTCGAGCAGTTTTGGATTGCTTACGACAAGAAGGTGGACAAGAAACAAACTCTAGCTGTTTGGAACAAACTATCCGCTGATGACAGAATCCTAGCAGTTGAAGGCATGGATAACCACAAATCGGGTCGCGAACGCAAATACTGGAAGGATCCTGTTCGATATCTTCGCGATAGAAGATGGGAAGACGAAACACAAACGAAAACAATAAAACAAACACCTATTCAAGATGATAACAACACATGGTAAGATTTCAATTTACAAAGACTTCAATGACCTGCAAGGACACCAAATTACTGTGGTGGGCGCACTTGAACGAATTCGGACTGGAAAATCAAAGGAGCTTGTCGAGAAGGCGAGGGAAGCCAAGACCAAAAAAGAGGCGGACGAACTAAAGAAGAAACTTCCAGCGGTTTGTTTCAGTGGTCTTTTTAATAAACGCAAGGATTCTGAACTTATCGAACACTCCGGGTACATCGTACTTGATTTCGATAATGTCCCAAATATAACCCAAAAAAGAAATGAATTGGGTCATATAAAGCACATTGCGGCTGTTTGGGTGTCGCCTTCTGGGAAAGGATTAAAGGCTTTGGTCCAAATTGAATGGAAAACCATGCATAAGGAGCATTTTGATGCCTTAATGAATGATTTTCCGGACATTGATAAAACGGGTAGGAATGTTTCTCGTTTATGCTTTGAATCATACGATCCAGACCTTTACTACAATCCGAATGCTGAGGTTTACTCTAAATTACCCGTAAAGAAGGCCGATAAAAGATCACCACAACAGACAGCCACAGAAACGATTAACGACGACGACAAGATATTCCAGAACCTTTTGACCTGGATGACATCCAAAGGAGATGCGTTCCGAGAAGGAGAAAGGAACCACTTTGTTTTCAAGTTAGCTGCAAGTTGCTGCCGGTTCGGGATGCTTGAGGAGACATGCTACAACATGATGATGACCTATGTTGTGCCTGACGCTAGTTTTAGCCAACGTGAATGCAGACAAGCGATACGTAGCGCATACAGGGCTAACATGAATCAATGGAATACAGCCGAGTTCACCAAAGACCAGTTGGTTAGTAAGAGTAACCGACTGGAGGTTGACATCGTAATCTCCGCAGAAGATGCGGCGAATATTGCGGCGAATGACGTGATTTATGCGGAGGAAGTTATAGAACAGGCGTCCGACATATACCTCCACGGATACAGGGCAGCTCAACCGTTAGGGGTTCCGCAACTCGACAAACACTTCAAACGTGTGAAGGGTGACTTAACAATTGTTTCCGGAATTGGAAATTACGGAAAGTCGTCGTTTATGAAGTGGGAGATGGTTTTTAGAATCGTGAAATTTGGAGAAAAGGTTGCCATTTTCACGCCTGAAGAATTACCAGCAGAGCAGTTTTACCACGACCTGGTCGAAATTTACTTTGGAAAAGACTGCACACCCAACAACCCCAACCGCCCGTCATACGAAGCGTACATGAAAGTGTATAAAATGATTGGAGAACACATATTTATGGTTTACCCTAAAAGTGTAAGCCCTACTCCTGAATACGTTAAGGAGGTATTCCTTACCCTCATCGTAAAGCATGGAGTAGAGCGAGTTATCATCGACCCGTTCAACCAGATGGCAAATGATTACACGAAGGGAGGAGGACGCAGCGACAAGTACCTGGAGACGTTTCTATCTGACTGCACCCGTTTTGCCAGAAAGAACAACGTGTACTTCGACATAGTGGTTCACCCACACAAAATGAGGAAGGGAGATGACGGTAACTATCCATGCCCAGAAGTATTTGACCTTGCCGACGGAGCAATGTGGAACAACAAGGCTGACAACATTCTCATATACCACCGTCCGTTCGCTCAGACAGCCCCAGAAAGCCCTATCTGCGAGTTCCATAGTAAGAAGATCCGACGACAAAAGATCGTGGGTATAAAGGGCTTCTTTGAGTTCCAGTTACAGAGGAACACTCGAAGGTTTACTTTTGATGGAGTGGACTACCTGCAACAAGCGATTGATGGCAAGTATGTACAAGCTACAATGGAAGAACCAAAGCCCTCTGTAATTAAGCCAAACAGAAGTTGGACTGACTCAAAAGAAGCAAAGGAGTGGAATGAAGAAATAGATCACCCGAACGGCTACAAAGAGGCCTGGGAATAATTTAACATTTTTTTTCTTGCATAAAAGAAACATATATGCTACATTTGCGAATATAACCAATATAAATTAATCAAAAAGTTATGGGATTAAATCAAGGTGGTTCATCAAACCGTACTTACCTCAGTATTGCTGGCGGTAAGATTGCCAAGCGCGTTCCTGAAGGAACAGCTGGCTCAATTAAGTGTATGAGTAAAGACGGTACTAAGATTTGGTACGAAGAGCGTTACACATCACTTTCAGGCTACATCACAGACGTGTTTAAGCGTGTGTCCGAACAGGGATATGGCGATCAGCTGTGTATTGTATTGAAAGATGGTGATAAGGAATACCAAATCCAAATGCCGTGGAGTTCACGCTACTCATCCGGATTCTTTTTGTCAATGCCTAACATCGATGCCGGAAAAGAGATTACTCTTACTCCATGGTCTAAGGAGATTGACGGCAAAACCCGTACAATGCTTTACCTGCGTCAGGGACAAGAAGACATCAAGTGGGCATGGACTAAAGACAACCCCGGAAATATGCCTGAAATGAAACAAATCAAGGTAAAGGGTCAAGTTGTATGGGATGACTCAGAGCGTCAAGAATTCTTTGAAAAGCATCTCAACGACATATTCTTGCCACAGGTCAAGGCCGTAAGTTCCGTAAAGAAATTAGATTCGTATGCTGCCCCAGAGGTAGTTGAGGATCCAGATGACGACGGATTGCCATTTTAATCTTAACCAAGAGTCGTGGCGGGGGATAAATGCAAGCAAACCCGCCACGGCTTAAACCAAACGAACAAATGAGATACACATTCAAAGACCTAGTAGAAATGGTTCCGTTTGCAAGACGGGCCGAATTCACAAAGATTTACGAGTACCTCCACAAGGTAGATAATCCACACGAAAACGACATCTTAGAAAAGGTAAGCAAGCACTTCGAAGTACCAACCGCTGACATTAAAAGCGATAAGAGATTTGCAGATGTTGTTCTTGCTCGTCAAATGTATGTAACGGCAGTAAAAGTGTGTTCAACGAAAAGCCTAGCAGAAGTTGCTAGAACAGTGAATAAAGACCACGCAACTGTATGTCATGCAATGAAAACCATAAAGGGTGATTACAGCTACAATGCGGTACGCCGAAATAAAATTCGTCACTTTATTGCTGACCTTGATCCAACTAAACAAGAACTTTTATTAGATTTTTTCAATGAACGGAATCCCGATATCCTTGCCGCCTACTCCGTCGATGTCGACCGAGTTACAGCACCTGCGGAGCCTAAGGCATGAAATGCTTGCTGGTGACAGCCAATACCCCAAGAAAAAAGGTGTATACAAGCCAAAAGACAAATACAGGAGAGATTATTTCTTGATGCGTCTGATTAACAAGAGATTGTACGAATTAACCGGTAATGATATGTACCTTTGGCTTGGTGGACTTTTCAATGAACTAAAAAAAATAGAAGATGGGCAGAATTGAAATAAAAGACGCAAAGCGCACCATTGATGGGAAAAGGGTTAATGCTTACCGCGTTAGAACAATCGGAGAAAATAATGAAATACTCCAGACCTCAGAAGTTTTAAATTCTCCTGACGCTGTTAAAAAACATATCAAAGCAATGGCGATGGCTTGGGGCAGCGAAGGCGAATGCGAGGTTATTGATTGCACTTACCGTGGCAAGTTTGACGGCAAGTCAATAGAGCTTGAAAAGTACGACAAGCTAAAGTTTGAAGTTATTTTTTAGAAGACTTACCGTTATGCCCATTCCTAGCTCTATTGGAAGACTGCTTTTCTCTAACCATTTTACCAGATTTGGTATGAGACATATCCTTTCCGTCGCCATTACCGTAGGTATTTGCCTTGCGGTTGGCGCGGTTAAGGGATGCTCGGTACTTTTTCCTCTCTTCAGTAGAGTGGTACTTTTTGTCATACTCAGCCTTTTTTTCTTTGGAATCGGGATTTTTTGCATAATGTTTAGCAGATCTAGATTTTCCCAAAGAACGACCGGCAAGTTTATTTCTCATGGCTATGAATTTGAGCAAAGATAAATTAAAATTTACCGTATAATGTCAATCATTGAATCGCGAATATTTGAGAGGTTTAGTTGGTTTGAAAACGGGGAAAATAAAACGATGTATATTTGCGTACCGGCAACGCTGGTGATAATGGGCGAGATAAATCAAAAAACACATTTTATATTTTGGAACTAAAGAAATCATTTATCCGATATATGTTGGAAATACCCAACATAACACTAACCGCATTTTTGATTGCGTTTGGTATTGCACTAGTCCTTTCTATAATTGAGAAAAACTATCCAAGCGCGATAGGTTGTTTTCTAACCATAGCAACCATATTGCCAATCAAGTATATGGTCTGGAGAAAACAAGTACAAGTAGAAAATAAAAAGCAAAAAGTCATCGTAATCAAAAGAAAATGAACAAGCTAAAAAGTTTGTTGATACATTTGCTGAGTTGCGTTGTTGTGGCGCAAGTTCAGTTTGTTTTAATCATTTCGTTTGTGTGAACCGCTCCTAACAAGGGGCGGTTTTTTTCTCGGTGATGGTGATTATATTTGCAATATATCAACCAAATGAAAAATAACGTACAAAACTATCGCAACGTACTCAACGATACTCGCGATATAAGCCAAAACAAAAAACTAGAAGAGGAGTGGAATAAGGCTGAAACCGGGTCTAATCTACAATCTTTTAAAAGAGGTTTCCTGGCGTGGAAGAAAACAAACTCACACAAGGAGCCGGTGAAAAAAGCACGATTTAAACCACAAGCAATTGTAAATGCGTTCGAGGATATCATTAATGAGCTGATTCCCGACAGTAATCCATTGGGTCTCCCAGACTCAAAGGAAAACAAGTACAGCCCGTATAAATTTCCAACTAATCATAATGATATCCTATTTCTCACCGACATTCACGTACCATATCACAACATTGCTGCCGTCACAGCTGCACTCAAGTACGGTCTTGAAAATGAGGTCAACACAATCTACATTAACGGGGACCTCATCGACTTCTACGCAATCAGCCGCTTCCAAAAGGATCCGCGAAAAAGGGACCTCGCCTCGGAAATCTACATGGCAAGAGACTTCCTCTACACCCTGCGACGATTGTTCCCTACACAAGCAATATACTTCAAAGCAGGAAACCACGACATCCGTTGGGACCACTATTTAATCAACAATGCCTCAGATCTTGTGGGGATTGAAGAGTTCTCATTGCAATCCATTCTTCACTTGGATAAACTGAACATCACGTTTATTCCAGACAAACAACTTGTTAGAATGGGTAAGCTAGTAGCCCTTCATGGGCATGAGTTTGGGTCAAGTATGTTTAGCCCAGTAAACATTGCCCGTGGTCTTTATCTTCGAGCCAAGGATAACGCTATCTGCGGACACCACCACCAGACGTCGGAGCATACCGAGCCAAACATCAACGGAAAGGTAACCACCTGCTGGTCGGTAGCTTGCCTTTGTGAGCTGCATCCGGACTATATGCCAATTAACAAATTTACACACGGATTTGCACACGTCAAAGTGTTTGATAATGAAGACTTTGAGGTGACAAACTACCGTATCGTGGATGGTAAGATTAAGTAGTCACTCGTAACATTTTTGTGCGTGTTTTTGTTACGAGAGATGTGCGTTTTTTTCTGTATTTTGCATAACGGGATGTGCAATGGAAAACTTCAGGATCAAATACAGAAAGTTGGGCAGGGAAAAGGCCAGGGGTCTTTACCATGAAGACGGCTTGATTGAAATTGATCCTCGCCTTCCAGCCAAAGAACATTTGGAGGTTGCAATTCACGAATATTTACACCACGAATTCAAGCATTGGGATGAACACTATGTTGAAGAGTATGGTGTAAAAATATCAGAGTTTCTTTGGGCATTAGGTTATAGAAGAGTAAATTTGGACTAATATGCTGAGAGTCATATTACCTGTGGTTATTGACACCGAAGAAAAACGGTTGGCTGATTTGGTTGGTGCTACACCCGAAAAGTATGAGTGTGAGCCAGGCATATTCTATAGTATCGACAATGTTCGCCCATATCAAAACTATAAAAATCTTTGTATGGTAAGTTCCGGTGGGGACGACTTCATTATAGGACTTTCTATGGAACAAGTGGATGAAATTATTATGAGCGACGTGAGCTTTATGTTTAGCGCAAATTAATGTTAAAATGCTTGCACCAACTCCACTTGTGTTGTATTTTCGCAACTAATTACAAACGATATGACAGAACAGGAAAAGAAAAGACGACTAATTGTTACAGCCTTAGCCGCACAACAGATTTACGCTCAGTGCCACGATGAATGTGTAGAGCTTAAATTCTTCCGACAAGATCTTAAAATGCACTCCAAAAACCTGGTTGCAAAGCTGGAAAGAGAGCTGATGCCGCTGTTTGCCGTGTTAGGCAATGTTCAGGGTGGTGAAGCCTACATGAACGCGGTAGAATTGATGGAAATCACCCTGCAAAACCTAGCAACCCTACCAGTTGAGTACTGGGCATTAGTTAATCAAGGCGTATCTGACATAAAACGACAAATAGATGAAAAGAACCAAGCAAGCGCTAAAGGAACACCTGATCCAGAAACTAACGGAGTGGAGGCCGCAGATGGATCAGGACCTGATCACCACGGTGGTGAAGAACAACCTGCCGGGATTGAAGTCAATGAAGATGGACGAAGTGGAGAATCTACTCATTAAGTGCAAGGATGACCTTTCCCCCTTCACCAATCCCAGTTACGACTCCACTTGGAGATGGATACATCCTTTACATAACACCGGGCGGGATGCTAGAGAATGACGAAATAACGGTCGTTCTCCTTGACGGGGGAAGAATCAAGCACTTTACCAGCGACCAAGTCAGAATTTGGAAAAATTCAACCTACGAAATACATGAATAACTACGTAATAACTGTTTGGGACGGCGACAAGCTGGTCCATAACGCAAAGGCTAAAGCAAAAAGCCCGGAAATGGCTAAAACTAAGGCCCTAAACGACTGCTGGAGACTGGATAAAATGATGGGAACCGAACGAAACTGGCATAAATACCGATGGGACATACAAGCGACAATAAGCCGATAAAATACGCCTCGCATTTACTCAACGAGGTAGTTATGGACATGATTATGCGTGAAAAGAAGGGTTTTTCTCAGTATAATCACACAATGGACCGGGAAGACTTGACAAAGGATGAGTGGATCCAACACGCATACGAGGAGGCGCTTGACCTTGCCCTGTATCTGAAGAAGATTATGAAGACGTAGTCACGAATATTTGAAGAATTGTGACACAAACCGGTAACAAATTTTTACCGGATTTGTTACAAAAACAAACGAAATGAACAAAAAGTACAACTTTTTTAACAGCAGGGAATTTGAAACTCTGATCCCCTACCTGGTCATGATTGCCGTAGGGATTGCAACATTCTACATCATCCAAGTATGTGTAAATTTAATGTAAGAAAGATGATGAGAATGATCTGGTGGGAGTTTAACAAACCGCATTGGATCACAATGGTCATCTACTATCTCGTACTAACAATCCTATACTTCCTACTCGTATGGAGCATTACATAACCGGATTTATGGCGCTGGCAGCCCTGTACATCTTCGCCTACGGAATCGTCAAGATCGTAGAGAAGTCTGACAAATAAAAAAACCGGGAATGACCCCGGCTTTAATCGTAACTACAACAGTCCCCTGCACGAGACCGTGTTTCTTAACAGTCCCACTTGCGAAGAGCCAGCGCCTTTCTTGTAGGCTTGCCATTAGGCTTTTTCATCGGACCAGGCATACCTCCCATGCGAGCACAGAAGGATTTACGCCTGGACGCTGCTTTGGGAGACTTCTTGGCTTGTTTGGCAGATACCGGTGGCTTCAACGTGCCTCCAGTCTCGCGTTTATACGCAGCTCGACCCTTGGCATTCAAACCTCCTTCTGGGTTCTTACCCTCCTTGCGTTGCCATGCTGGTGACTTTGCCATTTATCCCTTTTTTAGATTTTTATTAACACGCTTCACGGTCTTTTTTGCAGATGCGTAATCAAGATTATTAGCGGTATAAGAATAACCACCAGAAAGGTTTCTTGTATATCCTGTTTTTTGAGATGGTTTCGCCAAACCCTTTAATTTATTTACCAGTCCCTTATCAACTACCTTTTCTTTTGTAGCAGTAGTGCTTGTTTGTTTTTTAGGACCATAACGGTAAATATCAGTTGACGAAGAAGAAAGAGATTTTACCTTTCTAGTAGCGCCATTTGCGAACTTTTGTTTTGCTTTTACTTTTTTCGTAGATAGATCCTGACCCTTTTCAGTAAGAGCCTTGCGATAAACAGAACGACTTTTTGTAACCGTACCCTGCGCGTCTACGCTTTTAGATTTGGTAATGGTTTTTTGATTACCACTAAAAGGATTAGTGCGAACTATCGTTTTTTCTTTTGGTTTATTAGCCATTGTATCTAATTTTTAAAATTATTTTACCTTAGTTGTCCTCATCATCAACTGTCTTTTTGGACCAGATGTAGAGACCTTGGTTGTCTTCATCATTAATTGTTTTTTAGGAGTTGATGAAGAAACTTTTGTGGTCTTCATCATCAACTTTTTCTTTGGGTCTGGTTGATTTTTCTTGATCATGTTATTTCTTTTTAGCTGTTTTCTTTGACTGTGCAAATGCCTTTGCCGTAGGTGCGCCCTTCGTTCCGGGCTTCCTCATCTTCTCGCCTGATCCAGCAGCAATTCTCTTGCGCTTGGCGTTGATGTTTGCGTATAGTCCCTGTTTTGCCATTATCCCTGTCCTCTTGTTGGTTTAACATTCTTATCCTTGGGAGACTTGCGCTTAAAGGGCTTGCCCTCCTTTCTTTTGCCAAAGGTAGTCTTTAATCCGCTTCCTAGTGCCTTTGCCATTATTTTTTACCTTTTCGTACTTCTTTTTTAAACGCAGCACGTTGAGAAATAGGGTTACTCAAAACGTATTTGCGTGTTTCTTGATTCTTTGCAGAGTTAGCCTCAACCTGGTATGATCTTCCTCCCTTAGTTTTTCCCTTACCGGCAGGGATTCGAAGATTGCGAGTATGGGCAGTAACGGCTGATTTACGAGATGTCATAGTCTTTTCAACACCACGCTTACCCTCTCCAGAGCGAGTCACAGTCTTGCGACGAACCATTGATGGAGTAGAAACAACCTTTGTCTTCTTATCAGACGCGCTGTCGTAACCAAACTGCTTTTTTGGGTTAGCAACATTTTTCTCCATCTGCATCTGACGACGAGGAGTATCCTTACTACGCTCAGTCAAAAATGGCTTGCTTTCCCCCTTACGATACTCTTTGTAAGTCTTCTTATTTAAGCGAGGACCAGAAACCTCCTTTGACTTGTACTCATAGCCGGAACCGCTCTCCCCGCTACTCTTGGTAACAGTGCGACCCAGTAAGTTTTTTCTGATTTTTTCGGGCATTACTTTTTCTTGGTTTTTGACTTTCCGGTTTGTCTTCCAGGAGTCATCATGTTTTGAATTCTTACTTTCTTCTTTTCAAGCTGACCAAGTTTACCCTGGGCCAGACTCGATTCAGAAACCCCAGTAATTCTACTAGCAGCCCTGTTCAAGTATTCCTCCTTGTTCAGCCCAGCCTGATTAGATTTCAACTTCGATATCTTTGTTTCAACCTTCTTCAGCTTAGCCTCGTTTCTCTGTTTTAGAGTCTTAGGCTTGGGAAAACTTTTTGAACCGTTTGATCGTGATTTCATTATTTGTTCTTTTTGATTTGACGACGAAATTCAGCAGCCTGACGCAAAGCGCCCATATTGGTCCTCGTAGAAGTCTCGCCAGGCTTTCTTGTTTCAACCGAACGTACTTTACCTGATCTCCCTCTTACTGTTTGTTTTTCAGTAGTAACTCCACCAGATAGTCCTGCCTTACCGACCTTTCTTCTCGTTACATCAGATTTACCAGCTGGATAATCGTATTTAATTTTTTCCCTTACAGACTTATTGTTTTCGGACCTTTTCAAAGTACGAACAGTACCATCCGATAGTACCGACTTGGTTTTTGCCTTTAACTTTATAGACTCGCCCCTAGAATTTTTAACTAACTTTCTTTTAAATTCTACACCGCTAGAGTTTACTCCAGACGTTTTAGTTACGGTGCGACCTAGCAAGTTCTTTTTAATTTTTTCTGGCATATCCTTATTTTTAGAATTTTGATCTCGTTGATGGCGAATGCTTCTCCTTCTCCTTGCGACGGAACTCCTCCATCTCCTCCTTACGCTTGGCTACCTGCTTAGGCGTTAAAACCTTATTCTTCTCGCCGGTAGAAGCAGACGAAGTCTTTACAGTATAACCCTTCGAACCAGCACCAGATCCGCCACCCCCAGTGTCATATGCAGCGCACCCATCCTTACTACAACTCATACTGACCTCCTGGTCCTTAGCGTCCTTCTTCTTTTTCTTCTTCAAGAACTGACTCACATAACTGGCGCCAAACATATTGTCGCGATAATCTTGAGATGCTTCCATGGAGCTTTTTTTTACAAATATACACGGATGCACATAATAATCAAAAAAAATCATAATACCAGGATGGTTGGGAAAATCGTTGACCAACTAGGGTTGGGGTCACCCCCCCCGGCAGGCGGTTACGCGACCCGACCCGAAGTCGATTTGGCAACAGGGGTGGGGTACTTAACACCCTGATTTGCAGCCTGTTATGCCACCAAGGCCAACTGCTTGACCCTCAGGTAGATATAGCACACAGCACACAGCCCGATGCGCGGCAACTTGTCTCCGCTCGGTGGAGAAAGTAGACTAACCCATTGATAATCAACCCGTTTGCATAAACGTCACAACGTGTTAAGTATCAGCACGTTACACCATGCATGACCATGCCCGCTAGATACTGCAAGCACCCCGCCCGATGCCCTAGAAACCACACGGCCTGAACGCCTGAAAACCCCGCCATTCCTGAGAACCATGCAAGGCTCGGAAATTCTGCTTGGGGTAACCTAGATTGAGTTGGCCTAATGTGCGGGCGTGCACGAGTGCTTTATGTGCTCTCTCTCCTGTCTCTTGGTGTGTGTGTGTTATTACATAGGGTGGATTGTGGGTTATTTGCCCGCGCATGGCCTGTCCTTTGCCTGCTGTTTGGCTGTCCTGTTTTACCCTGTCTGATGTCTCCTGATTGCTCACCTGTAGACCGCTTCCCAGGACGCATACGCTTTTTGTTGATTTTCGCTCTCAAACCCGCGCTGTGCCTGTCCTAGAGAACATCTGATGCTGTTTTTGGGTTTTGGCCTGTTTCTACCCCTGTTCACCCCCTCCCCTAGCTGTGAGAAACGCCCATTTCTGACTATTTCCCGCCGGCCTGAATCCCTTGTCCTACGCGGCTTTCAGCACCATTGCTTACAAAGATAGTCAATGTTTTCGCGGCTTCCAAGAAATAACGTAAAAAAGATTAAAATTCGTCGATGATAAATTATAATTCGTCGACACTTTTTGTCAGTTAGGCGAATTTATTGCCTTTGGCTGTAATTCAGTTATTGGATAGACGTGGCGCGGGTTTCAAAAAAGCAAATCTCTGAACACCGCATAAACACAGGTCGTTTAGAAGGTCTTTAAAACTTGATTTAGAACTTAGATATCCCCTTATCTTTGCCACCGTTCAACGGAACAACGGAGTGCTCAAATCACCCGCAATAGTAATACCTCGTGAGACGTGTGAAATTGAAAGATAGCTAGCAGTTCTGATTC